TGCTACTTTGATTTCTTTGTTATATAGTTTTCTTTTAAAGCATCCGAACATAATCTTACGTTGACTCTCCTTGAGACCATCACATAGATTGGGAATACTACGCTCTAAATCACGATTACTGAAATGAATGAAGTCTTTATGAATAAATTCTTCAAATGGGATTTCCCGTTTTCCATAATCTAGAATAATATCACGATTATATTTCATCAACCATGCTTTACGATCATCAGCTCGTTTTTTATTAAACGCTAGATCCAGATTATCGTCCGATGTTTTTCCAGTGTAAACATATTCGGTTACTTTCATATCGCGGAAATAATCTTTGGCTTCGTCTGCAGTCGAAGTACCAAGACCCTTATAGTATTTAATCGTCCAAGGACGCATACCAGCAGGGGCTTTTTCTGTTTCTGTTTTCCATTTTTCAAAATCTGTTATGCTATAGAATGATATTTTTTGACCGTTATTATGGGTTACTTTAATAATTGGAGTTAGCATTGAATTTAGAAAGTTTGGCATCTTGTAAAGGGAAGGCCAAATCGATTGAAATATATTGAATAGAAGACCTTTGATATGAGAACCATCATGATCCTGATCTGTCATAATCATAATTTTACCATAACGCAAATCAGTAATATCTTTGTATTCTTTTCCTTGAGTTAAACCTAGAATTTTCTTTAGATTTGTTATTTCTTCATTTTCACTAATCTTCTTGAGTGGCGCATCCTTTACATTCAAGATTTTACCACGAAGAGGAAAGACACCATATCTATCGCGACCAATTACACTCAATCCAGCAATAGCCATAGTTTTAGCTGAATCTCCTTCTGTTAAAATAAGCGTACATGAAGCACTATCTTTTGTACCTGCTTTATTTGCATCATCCAATTTTGGAATTAATACTCGACTTGTTTTTTTACCATCAGTTTTAGCCACTTTTTTCTGTTCATGAAACTGTGTCAAACTAGCTGCTTTATCAATAATGCCAGTTTTATACAGTTTATCCAAAAATTTATCACTTAAATCACATTTAGAACCAAACTTGGAAGCTTGTGTAGTAAGTGTTTCTTTAGTTTGGCTATCAAATGCAGGATTCACAATAAATGATTTTACAATTAGAGTTAGATTGTCTTTGATATGTTGAGGTTTAATATCCTTTTTCTTCTTTGCAGCCATCTCTACCAATTTTTTTGTAATTTGGTTTGTTAGATATTCAACATGCTTTCCACCTCGTAGTGTATTAATACCATTTACAAATGAGATTTGTTCGAATTGTCCGTTTTCTGAATATGTGGCAATTACCTCCCAACGGTCATTACAGCTTTCATAAGCACGAGGACGTTCATCTTTATTTCCAATATATAGGTCGGCATATTTTTCAAAGTCCTTTGCTTCTAGTTTTTCATTATTAAAGTAAACAGAAACGGATGAATCTGTAGTAGCGCATGCATCATATGCGCGTTTACGAAATAGTTGGTATATATCCTCTGTCAACCCTTCCAAACCGAAACGTGCATAATCTGGTTTAAAACGAATCATAGTGTATGGAGGTTTCTTATAACTTTTTATTTTGGCGACTTCACGTTTTTTCATATTATCATAAAATCGTTGCTTATAAAACAATTCACGACGATGGTCTACTGTTTCAATGATAAACTCATCTGAAAAGATATTCGCAAGTTTAGCACCATAACCATTTTTACCTCCCCATAGCTTTTCTTCTCCTGGATCATAATTGGTTGATGTTAGAAGCTCTCCAAAAATTAGTTCTGGAACCCATACATTATTATAACTAGAATGTTTAATAATATCAATTCCATCACCATCATTCATAATCTCAATATATCCTGTTTCTTTATCAATATTGATACGAATTGTTTTAACAGGTTTTATATCCTTTTTTCCAGCAGTAACATTTGCTTTTAGACGCGCACCCTGATCGATAGAATTTACTAAAACTTCGTCATATATTTTATACAATCCTGGTACATATTCTAGATCACGTTCAATCATACGATTTGTTGTATCATCGAATACAAATGTTTTTAGAAGTGTATGTTCTACCGAACCAATATAAGTATCTGGTAACTGATAAATATGATCACGTAATTCATGCTTCTTATATTTATCTTGAGCTTCGGTTGCCATACTCTTTATCTGAAACAAAAAAAGAAAAGAAAGTTGTCAATTTTTATTTTATTTTAAAGTTTTTCATTCTCAAATGAATTACGACGTTGTAGGTAATAGCGAATAGTAGTTAGAACTTCCCATCCAATCTCTTGAATTGTCTTATTTTCAATATTAATACACTGTTTTTGTTTATACGACGGTAATGCTAGATAAGCTGATTCATGTAGTTCGTGAATTCTTTTAATATATTCATAACTAATACCTTGTTCACAATCACGGTTACGCTTACTAATACGTTCCATACAATTACTTGGATTAGATTGAAGATAAATATAGAAATCTGGTACATATGATGGACGGTGATAAAGTGTTTCTAGTAAATTTAGTTGTCTATTGTTTAGTTTTCCATTTTCATAATTTGCCTTTGAAAATACATTCCATTGAAAGTGAGGAGAACGTTCAATACATGTTACTATTTTATTAGAATAGTTTGGCATAAAACAACGGTCAGTCCATACTTTTACTTGAAATTCAAATGAATCTTTATTATTTTCATACATATCTACCAAAAATGGAATCCATTCATCAACTGGTTCGGGATGAATTGCATAAGTACCCATATCGCGTAAAAATGAGAGAATTGTACTTTTACCAGCACCAATATTACCGTCAATTGTAATAGAAACCATTTTATATAATACTTGTTTATAAATATAACAAATAAGATTTCATTTTTTAGTGAAACACGGCATGTCTTGATAGTTTTATAATTTTATCTAATTTAGATAATGTTATAGGTTTGTCATTATATAAATCTATCATTAAACAATTTAAATGCATTTTAATAATTTTTTTCAATAATTTCAAACTATTACGTGATATATTTACATTAAATCTATCTAAAATATCGATTATATCATTGTTTGGAAATAAGTCTTTTCTTTCACTTGTAGATAAAATGATATATGAGATTTCAATAAAAGTTTTAGCTTTTGCTCCTCCTGAAATTTCAGGGCGTAAATAACCTCCTTTGTCAAATACAATTGGTAATAAGTCAGTACCCATATCATTTGTATATGAACCAGATGGTTTACCAAAATATTCTGAATCAATTGTATAACTACCTCCAGACTGTTTAGTTTTTGTAGCTACATCTGGATAGCATTTCTTTTGGACGTACTCCAAAGCATCTTTAAGATGTTTTGGTTTTAAAGATTTGTTTTTAGGGTCATGTACTTTAACCAGTGTAGCAACTAAAGCACATATATTATAAATTAGATTATACAAGTAAAATCCCATTCTTTTATAAATAAGTGTCGCTTCTTTGGGTTCAACATCAATATTATTTTTTTCAAAAACTTTAGGTATTTGAGAAGCAAGCCAAGTTTCCATTAATTTAAGTTAGGAAATTAAAAATATATATTTTATACAGAGGATATATTCATATGAACCCATCTGCCAATGGACGTGTAAACATTTTAACGGAAACATCCAAATTAGACATACCTAATTATCAACAAAAACTTGTAAATAATAAAGATTTTTATGCTGAGGCATTAGTCGGTCATTTTACACCGAATCCTGTAAGTAATTTATACTTTTCATGTAATAACATAGATATATTACAAGAAGGTATTCGTTATTCAATTTATAAAAAAACAGGTGGAAGACATGTTATTGGACGTCAAAGCGATCATGATTTAAAAATTGTAATGCGTTCTATATATTTACAATATTCTAGAAATTTACCAGGTGGAGTTGTACAACAAGTCCGCGAATTAAATGAAAGAGTATTAGAATGGACTGTAAATGAAGTATTAAGTAATTTAAAACAATATGAAAAATACCGCGTAGATGCAAGTACGTTACCACTACCAATGGAATATGGTTCATTAGTCACACAAAAAGGTAGTAAAACTTTAGAAACTAAAACATTTGTTTAAAGATAAATACTATTTATGATATTAATAAGATTCATAAATGGCATTTGTAAAAAAATGTTTAGGAATTTTTAAAAATAATTCATGTATTAAAAAATGCAATTATGGTTTCAATACAATGGAACCTGAAACACCTGAAGTAGTTATACTACATGAAAAAATAGATAAGAAAATTATGAAAGATAAAATTTTAGCATTAGGGCTTCCATTAAAAGTTTTTATTAATAAAGATGGTACAAATAACTTTACTATTTATCCATCTTTAAAATTCTTTGAAGGTATTTCAACACCAGATGCAGACCCAGAGTACACTAAAATGGTAGATTACAATGACTACGACCAAAAGCACGTATATCCTGTCATCAGAAACTTTATAGAGTTAAACGATAAACTACAAATTGAAAATATAAAAGTCCAAGTTATTGTTAATTCACCCATCTATACTATACAACATTCGATTATGGTGACATGGTTATTCACAGAGTTTATTAACCGTATGGGTTTGAAATATTCTTCAAATTGTACTCCTCCCTACGCACCTTATCCAATTTGGACGTATACAACATATTATGTAGCTGACCCAACACACTCTCAAGGGGGGTCTTATTTTCCATATATTAAAAGTTGTCCTTGTGAGAAATATATCACTGAAGAATCTTATCAACAAAGTATAATGACTATAGATATGGCAAAAGAAAACTCTAAAAATATTTATGCATACTTCCCCAATTCAAAAATATAAGATTATTATTTTTATTCGTTAACTTTATACAAAACTATAGAAACAAAAATGTTTGTTTAAAATTAAGAGACAAAATGGCCGCCACCAAAGCAATGACTGTTGAAGAAAAAAAGGCATATGATAAAAAACGTGCGTCTAGTTTTAAAGGTTCGATTGCTATTATGGTAATTTACGCTACATTCATATTATTATTAGCTTTAATTGGTGTTTTTTCGGAATCAGGAAGAAACTTTATTTTTAAAGAGAACTTTAGTTTTACTACTACATTTATAGGTGGTACTCTATTTGTAGTTGCTCTTCTATTAATACAATTATTAACTTATAAAGAACCTGTTAAAAATCAAATTACAGTGGATAATAACGTGTGTCCTGACTTATGGGAATTGAAAAAAACTACTCCAGCTATGTTACAAAATATGAATTCATCTGTTCGTGGGTTAGCTTCTTATTATTGTGAAGCACCCCAAAATATTGGCATTGGTACATCAAGAATTGCTATTTCGAGTATAGGAACTGCTAACGATACAGATACAGTTTTTTCAACAATGTTTGATGATTTCAATTTAATTAATGGCACTGGTGCTACAACTATTGACTCAAGTACAACTATGACATGTGGCCGTATTTATCCCGAATATATCGCAAATCGTGATGAAAAGAATTTTCCCGATACTCCAAATACATTAAGATGTAAAATTATAAACGAATGCAAAAAGACAGCAGGTAGTGGTAGTGGACAACGTGCTTTTGGAGGCCATACTATAAAATGGACTTCTGTTTGTCCCTAATTAAAAAGTGAATTTTATTTAAACCTTATTTTTATTATTAGAACAAGATGCGTGTTCTTAAGCGTAACGGTACCTATGAGAATGTTTCTTTTGATAAAGTCCTAAATCGTATTGTAAAATTATCAGAAGGACTTACTGGAGTTCAAGCCGATGAAGTAGCCCAAAAAATATGCGGACGTATCTATGATGGTGTTAAAACCACTGAATTGGATGAACTTACTGCAGTTACGTGTAGTACTATGACAACCGTTCATCCAGATTATGGTACACTGGCTGCACGTATTAGTATTAGCAATCTTCATAAAAACACACCTGGTACATTTAGTGAAGCGATAGATGAACTATATGCTTGTAAAGACGTACATGGTGAACAAATGTCACTTGTTAGTGAAAAACTATATGAAATCGTTCAAAAACATAAAAATATTATTGATGCCAAAATTAATTATAAACGTGATTATCTATTCGACTACTTTGGATTCAAAACACTTGAACGTTCTTATCTACAACGTATTGATGGTAAAGTAATCGAACGTCCACAATATATGTGGATGCGTGTCTCCCTAGGTATTCATGGTTCTGATATCGAACTTGCATTTGCAATGTACGATGCTATGAGTCTACGTCTATATACTCACGCAACACCTACACTTTTCAATGCAGGAACACGTCATTCACAAATGAGTTCCTGCTTTCTTCTTGAAGTTAAAGGAGATAGTATTGATGGTATGTATGAGAGTGTTAAAGATTGTGCTAATATTTCCAAATTTGCAGGTGGTATTGGTATGAATATTAATAAAGTTCGTAGTCGCGGAGCTGTAATTAGAGGAACAAATGGTAAATCAACAGGTACAACGCCATTTCTACGCGTTCTAAATCAAACACTATTGCATGTTAATCAAGCAGGTAAACGTAATGGTAGTGCAGCTGTATATATGAGTCCCCATCATCCAGATGTCTTTGAATTTGTAGCACTTCGTCGTAATACAGGTTCTGAAGAAGAAAGATGCCGCGACCTATTTATTGCTCTATGGATTCCAGATATCTTTATGAGACGCGTAAAAGAAAATAGTACTTGGTCCCTTTTCTGTCCTTTTGAAACACCTGGACTTGATGATGTTTATGGAAAAGATTACGATGACCTATATATTCGTTATGAAAAAGAAGGAAAAGCAAAACGTACAATTAAAGCCCAAGACTTATGGCTTGAGATTCTAAAAAGTCAAATTGAAACTGGTGGTCCTTACATGCTTTATAAAGACCAATGTCAGAAATCAAACCAAAGTAATCTAGGTGTTATTAAATGCTCTAATCTATGTAGTGAAATTTTGATTTATAGTTCTCCTGAAGAGTATGGTGTTTGTAATCTTGCCTCAATGGTACTACCTTCATTTGTAGAATATGATAATGAAGTACCGTTATTCAACCTAAAGCGCTTTCACGATACAATTAAAATTGTTGTTCGTAATATGGATAAAGTAATTGATGAGAATTTCTACCCAACACCTGAAACATATAATTCAAATATGCGCCATCGTCCTATTGGTATTGGTCTACAAGGACTAGCAGATACATATATGATGATGCGTTATCCATATGAAAGTGATGAAGCTGCCAAACTAAATCGTGATATTGCTGAGACAATGTATCATGCAGCACTAGAATCTTCTATGGAGATTGCTAAAGAACGAGGAGAACAGATTGAAAAATGGGAATCTAGTCAAAACGAAAATATTACTCCAGTAAGCCGTGTTCCTGAAGAGATGGAAATGAAAACACACAAAGGAGCATATAGTTCATTCTCGACCAGTCCTGCTGCACGTGGTATTCTACAGTTTGATATGCATAACGTAACTCCCCAACTATATGATTTTGATATCCTTAAGGAGAATATTAAAAAATATGGTCTACGCCATTCTCTTCTTATTGCACTAATGCCAACAGCCAGCACAAGTCAAATTATGGGATATACTGAATCATTTGAAGCGCTGACTTCTAATATTTATCAACGTCGTACACTAGCTGGTGAATTTACAATTGTCAATAAATATCTGCTACATGACCTAATTAAACTCGGGCTATGGAGTAAAGAAATGAAAGAACGAATTATTGCAGGTGATGGTAGCATTCAACATATGGAGGATATTCCAGTTGAGATTCGTGCTCTTTATAAAACAGTATGGGAAATTAGTCAAAAAGCCTCTATTCTTCAATCAGCAGACCGTACACCTTATATTTGCCATACACAGTCACTAAATCTATATATGGAAGATGCAACATTTACAAAACTAACAAATATGCATTTCTATGCATGGTCGAAAGGACTAAAAACTGGTTTGTATTATCTACGTACTCGTGCAAAAGCTAAAACAATGGCATTTACTATTGACCCTTCTCTTATCGAATCTACACAAAAAGCAAAACAGCTACAGATTTCAAATCAAGAAGAACTTGCAGAATCATGCCGTCGTGATAACCCAGAAGGTTGTCTAATGTGTTCGGCTTAAATCAATAAGTTATTTGATAGTAAAGAGATACTTTGAATATTTTCAATAATATGTTTTAAAGCTTCATTATACTCTTGATATGCAGCTAATAATTCGTTAGCCTTCGTTGGATTATGATGAACTAAATGATATATCAAATAAGCTGCTATCTCATTTATATTTATTTTTTCATTTAACTCTTTTAAAGTTGCTATTATTTTGTATTGTTCTTCAATAGATGGTATGTATAATGTTTGAATGCATTCTATTTTATTTGTATAAGGTTTTATAAAATCAGGGCTATTACATATTTTAATGTAGCTATATAAAAAATCAGGAAGAATAGTCTCTTTAGATATAATTTGAAAAGGTACTTGAGAACTTCTTCTTTGGATACTTTTACGCAAAAAAGACTTTTTATTTGTAGCTACAAATTTTGAGTAGTTTTTAAGAATCATTTATTTTATAAGGATACTTTCTCTTTAGAGATTAAGAGATATGAGTAGTCAACATGACTTACCTTATATTGTTATTTTAGATTGGGATGGTACAATTGCTGGTCGTGTTGATTTTCAATCACAACGCTATTCTATGATACAACACTTTAAAAAATTTGGTTTAAAATATAAAACTGATAACAAAATCCCTAAGGCTTTCTTACCTTCTCAACGATTAATTAGACCTGGATTTGCAAATTTCATATATGACCTACAGAATTATTTTAATAATAATGTATATTTTTACATATATACTGCTAGTGAAAAGAATTGGGCTTATAAAGAGATTCAATGGGTAGAAAAAGCACATGGTGTTAAGTTTCAAAGACCTCTATTTACAAGAGATGAATGTGTCGTTGATATTGCTGGTAATTATCGTAAATCATTAGGATTAATTTTCCCACGTATATTACGCAGTTTAGGAAAACATCCTGCCTTTACCAAACAAGATAAGGATGAAATACTACAAAATCGTATTCTTATTATTGATAATAATGCTGTTTATAATGATTATCAATCTAAATTACTAATCTGTCCTCATTATAATTATACTGTATTTGAAAATTTATTAGAAGATATTCCTGCCATCTCTTTAAAAAATAATACTATAAAACAATATTTACTTTCACTAACAAATAATGGAATGATATGTCCTTTCTTTTCAAGTTCAGATGTAAATCATGTTATGTATAAAAAATATGAATGGTTAGCTTTAAAATGTAAATTAATTACTGATGAAAATCAGGTTTATATGAAAGATGTATTTTTCCCTTATTTAACAAAACTGATTACTAAAAATAATTTAAAAGCTTTTTCACCAAATATTATTAAACAGATACAAGAAGCTGTATGGAAAAAAGCGGAAAAGAAAGCTTAAAAGTATATTTTTATAAATTATTATTAATCCATCATATCCGCAAAATCTTCAGGAACTTCCCAAGGATATGCGTTAAATAGGTCTATGATTTTGTTTGGAAACACCCATTTACTATACTTCTCTGCATTTTTGTAGACATTATATTCAATACTGTGCTCATTTTTCATGCATGAATGTAAGAACTGAAAGGGTATCATGTTTTTGCATTTTTTGTTGTGATACTCTTCAGCATCTTTGATGATTTTAGGGTGACGCCCCTTATCTATATAAATAAACTTGCTAAACGTATATACATTTTCTTTTTCTTCAACTTCTCCCTCTATCAAAAAGGTTTCAGAAATAGCCTGTTCTTCATAATTGTGCCACATAATGAACTTAGTAGAAGTAAGCTTTAACACAACGGTAATCCAATCAAAATAGTAATGCACGTGAACTGTAATATCTGGATATAGTTTTTCCATGATATCAAAAACATTTTTATTTTCTATGAAAAACAGCTCAAAATGACTATATACCATAACGATTTCCTGGAAAACATCCTTCATTAAAATGTAGTGCACTTGTTTTGCAACGTGTTCCACCAAATGCTCAGGCATATTAGCCTGCAACATATCCTGGAAAATCTTAGTAGATGACATTTTAGTTTGCTTTGTAGTAGAAAAACGATGAGAGCAATAGATTATAATCAGCTGTTGTTTGGCTGAACGTGCCGACTTTTTATTTTTAATTAATTTCATTTTTTTTATTTTTTGGTACCATTATCTGTAAATTATTACAACAGACTTCAAAACTCGGCCAAAACTTAGGTATATTTTTTAGTAATTTCTTATCTATTTTAGTTTCACATCTATTCTCTTCAGGTATTTGTTGAAGTAGATATTTAATATTACTTTTAGAATAATTACCTTTAGATTGTTGTTTAGGTGTGGGTTTACGAGCACATATTTTCTTTACCACTTGAGTTGCATCTAAAACTGGGTTTTCTTGATAAGCATTAGCCATCATAAAAGCATCAGATATATCATCTTTTTTTTTAGTTTTCGTCCATAATTCATGAACCCAAGCTTCTTGAGGATGACTTTCTAACCATTCTTTGCATAGTGTAACAGACGCCTTTTTACGGGCATTATATAATTGTTTACCTTTTCCACTATTTTCCTGCCCACTTCCCGCTAATTTATGTTTAGGACTATAAATAATAACTGACGAAAACCCTTTTAAACGAAAGTACATTTCTAAATAACATTGTATATTACACATTTTTTTTGTCATTTGACGTTCTATTACAACCGTAGATCCTCGTATACTATCTAATAATGGTTCCAATGCATTTATAATAGAGGTGCATAAATCATTTCCATAAGTTAAATTTACTAAATCCCATTTTATAATTGTATCAACATCTAATACACACAATGCTAAGTTTTTAATCCCCACATCTATCGAAACAAGCATCTATCCCTTTATTATAAATATTGTTTAATATTATATAAGTGCGTCATTTTAACTTAAAAAGAAATCCATTAAAGTTTTAATATAGAGATGCAAAACTTCCCTATGATTGATGCCTACGATAATATAGTGGAGATTGATGATTCTACACTAATGCGTCCTAGTTTTGATATTAAGAAAAATTCATTTCAATCTCCTCCTTCTGGGTTAATGGGTTCTGGACTAGGAACAGATATGTTGATTAATAAACGTAAAGTTAGTTCTGATATAGCCTCTATGTCATCTGCTTCTCAAAGTCGTGAAGGCTCAGAGGCAGATTATTCTTCAAGTGGTAGTGATTCTTCTACTTCAGATGATACTGAATCTCGTTCAGGAAATGATTTTTCTGCAGATGATAAACGTGGTAATGATATGTTCGGCCAACGTGTTTCAAATGAACGAGTACGTATTGAAGGTGAAATGAATGAAAAGAAAGAAATCTTATACCAAATGGATAGATTAGAATCTAAAGGTTCTCGTTTACCCCGTAAATTTACTATGCAATCTGATTTGGAAGAGATGCGTTCTGAATATCATCGTGTACTACGTGAAAAAGAAGTTGATGCAAGTATTCGTTTTCAACGTAAAATGTTAATGGCGTTTGTCACTGGTATCGAATTTATGAATACTCGTTTTGACCCATTCGATATACGTTTAGATGGTTGGTCGGAACATATTCAAGAAGACTTAACAGATTATGATGATATCTTTGAAGAATTACATGATAAATATAAATCATCTGGTCGTAAAATGGCTCCCGAATTACGTTTACTAATGAGTTTATCTGGAAGTGCATTTATGTTCCATTTAACAAATAGTATGTTTAAACAACAACCTTTACCTCAAGTGGAACAAGTACTAAAATCAAATCCTGCATTAATGAAACAGTTTCAACAAGCAGCCGCACAACAGATGTATGGTATGCAAAACGGTTCTATCCCCCTCCCTCCTCAACCTGTAGCTCAACGTCAACCCGCACCCCAAAGCCCAATGGCAATCGGACAAGGACTATTTAGTATGTTAGGTGGACTATTAGGTGGAGCAACCAATCTATCTAGAGATATGCCTGGTCCACCTATGATGTCATCAGGACAAAGTAAGATGAGAGGACCTAACATTGATAGTATGATGGATGATATTTCAAAAGATATTGAAATGCGACCCCCTCAATCAGCTGCAAATCGCATGGAGACACTTTCTATTTCAGATGAAGAAATCACTTCTATTATAGAAGATGCAGCCGATTTAGGAGGTATTTCATCTCGCAAAACATCTAACCGTGGACGTAAACCAGGTTCTTCGATAGGTGGTAAAAAAACATTAAATCTTTAAAATAGATAGATATATGTTTCTATAATATAGGGTAAAATGTGTTATAATTCCAATATGTCATATTCATTTGGGGTAATTGGAATTGTTGTTTCATTTTATATTATATTATATGAACCAAGACTACGTTCTATGTATGTGCCATTGATATTACTATTTTATACATTAATGGAAATCCTTCAAGGAGTTCAATATAAATATATTAATCAATGTGATACTAAAATTAATAAAATGTTAACTGAATTTGCATATATATTAGTTATTTTACAACCATTAATGTGGAATCTATTTTTTTATATTAATAGTTCAAAATGTGAAAAACAGATTTTTATGGTTGGTATAGTTTTTGCTATAATATGGATGATTATAAACTTGGCTGCAAGAATTGCATATAATCCACAGAATAGTCAACTAAAAAGAGATAGCGTATTCGCTAATTCTTCACCATGTACTAAAAAGAATAAATCCCACTTATTTTGGACGTGGCCCTCAGCACATTTTGGAGACTTAACCGCGAATTATTTAATGTATTTGCTGATATTCTTTATTCCTGGGTTAGTATCTTCATCATTTCGCATGGTATCTATTATTCTAGCCGTATTCGCCTTTATTGGTGCACTTATGGCATATCTTGCAGATGAATTTTATATATTCACTTCAGTGTGGTGCTATATAAGTGTTCCTATGATAGTAACTATGTCAATATATATGTATAATAATTAAAATTTGTTTGGTATTATTTTTTAGTAACTGCACTTAGTAATTATTATTTGTTAAAAATATACTTTTATATTAAATAGAAAATGGTACAAGAAAAATTTAATATTCAGCTTACAAAACCAAAAGAACTTCTCGAAAAAACATGGATACGTATATCAAAAGATAAAGACATTATTTATGTTAATGTTGGTCATCATGGGCGATTCTACGCAAATCTTTCAAAAAATATAATTTCTGTTATAAAAAATAAAATTGGTTCGTATAAAATAACATATACAGGTTCATGGGAAACAGAGGAAGGAAAATTAATTGGTAAATCAGTAACTAAAACATACTATTTTACAGTAAATACCAGAGATAAAAAGGCTTTTGATAAAGTATTTAATATTGTATAAAAACTTAAGAAGACATAGATTTGCGAACATTTGTTTGGTATGTTTTCATAATCCAATTACGGTCACGTTCCATTAAATCACTTAAAGTTTTATTGGTATTTTTATTTAAAACCATTAAATAATTAATGCGACGCATTACTTTTACAGCGGATTCATGTTCGCTTAATTTTTTTTCAGCAACAACAGCTTTAATCGCTTTTGTAAGTGCTTTATGACGTTCTTCGGCTTTTAAAGTGCGAATATTTTCATAACCATATACACCTAAGTCCATATCATCAGATACGGTAATACGACGAGATACAGGTGTTTTACCAGGTAAACCTACATCTTCAATGCATGTAGCAGGGACACGGTACTTTTTACCAGTTGCTGAACGAACAGCGGTATATGCAGCACGTTTAATCATTCCAGAAGGACAAGTACTCATATTTCTATTATATTTAAAGAAGAATAAAAATAAAGTTTAAATTATTTATTTACGGAAAGCTTTGCTAGTTTTTTTTAAAGAGGCTGGTAGTTTTCTTAGGGATTTAAGAGGGTTAATAGCGGCTTCACGCATGGCAGCGGGCTCTTTTTGGATTAGTTCTTTGGTAGCGTTCATAACAACACCTAAGCTAGATAAAGCAATCTTAGATATCCAAGGTAGAATGAATAGGACACTAATAATAATAATTTCAGCCATAGACCATACATATAAAACTTCACGGCGAACATCTTCAGAGCATTTGCATTTCTCTTTCATTAGGAAGCGAACGTATTGTAAGGCATAGATAAAGAAGATGAATGTAGCAAAGCCATATAGAACTTGGGCTACGGAATAAACAACACCGAATGTTTGACCGAACATTTTAACAGCTGCTGCGGGTGTAATAAACATGGTGAAGAAGAGGAAAGCAATTGCGAATAAGATGTAGTTCTTGATGTAATTACGGTAAGGGTGATCGGAGCAAGCGCATTGGATACGTTCTAATTTTAAGATATACATGTATGTAGTAATCATTAAAACAATACCTAATACACTCATTAAAGCATATACCATGGATTCAATATTTCCTAAATCTTTGGGGAAGGCGGGCATTCTATGTTCTATTGTTATTTAAGAATTTTTTAATAGATAACGGTTGAATGAAATCGTTTCTTTGCGATTTTTCGGTTGAATGTAACGATATCCAAAAAATTGGAAGATATCTTTTTCCGTTAACAATAAAGGGGCTGGAGGATAACCTTCTTTAGGTGTTAATCCATGTTCGTTCATACTATACCCTTTTTCTAATACAATGCGACGCATCTCAACATTAAATTTATCAGAACCTGTAAAATAAAGTACAGCAAATGCATATTCGTTCTCAGGGGTTAAAAGCAAATCCAAACGACGAGCTTTTTCACCAGGTAAATGACTGATTCCCATAGATTTCTTTTGTCCTTGAGCCAAAATTTCTATCAAATAATCAGATGCTTTTAATACATCTATAATTTTTTTTAATGTCTCTGCCCCTTTTTCAAAAGATTCCGTCATAGGCCATTTTACCAAAACATCTATGTCTCCGCTATTTGGTTCACCGCGACGATAACTACCAACTACCTCTATTTCTAAGCTTTTTGAAACCTTTTTTATATTCTTTTTCAATAATTTTTCATGCTTCTTCATTTCTTCACGAGGAATACGCTCCAATAAATCTTCATAATATTTCAATCCAATTATCTGATTGGTATTTAGTAAATCTGGATTTTTATCTACTGCTTCGCGAAGTTCCTCAATGCTTTTAATACCTTTATTTTTTACTAAATCTACCGCTTTTACACGACCAATTCCATATATATTCATAAAGATATCTATCATATCAATACGAACATCTTTACGAACCTCTTGAGCCTCTTTCAACGTACCAGTTTCTATAATCTCTTGGATACGTGCTTTAATTCTTTCTCCTAAACCCTTAATATCCGCAATATCTTCCATTTTTTGAATAGACTCTTTAGATTTAAGTTGTTGTAAAATTTTAGCATATGCTATTGCTTTAAAAGTATTACCCTCTTGCTGTTCTTTTTTTCTTAGGGTATTTAATTCTTCAATAATAACTTCTTTATAGTTCATCTTCTACGTCATATATATATTTCTTTTTCTCTTCATTTTTTATTATTAATGATACAAAATCTTCAATTTTAAATTGACAGGATTTTTTTACATCAAGTTCTCGTAAATCACAAATAGAATTCTCTATACTGTTTGGTAACTGTTCTTTTAGTTTTATGGATAAATTATCATAATATACACGACACTGTTCTACATAACATTCTAAACACATAGTATCAATAACATTGGTAATATTAAGGTCATTATGTACACAATTTAAGATATCATAAAGTAAATCATATGCATCTGCTTGAACGATACCTAAATTCATTAAACGAGCCCAGGCTTGAGCGACAGCCATTAATCTTTTTTTCTCTTTTACATATTCACAAAAATCTTGATAATTATGAGATTGTTCTACTAACTCTTTTGATAACATCCATTGTTTAGATGAAACATATCCATTCCATAATAGATTCCAACTACGCCCCATTTCAATTATCATGTCATCTTGTAGCATAGGATAAATGTTTTCTAATATTTGTATATACAATCCCTGATATTCAGGTTGTTTTTGTAAATAAGTCCATAAAATATTTGTAAATAAAGATAGATAGTTTGCATCAAAAATACGTTTTACTTGAATTACAATACTATTATAATTTTTATTAGTTAATTTGTTTAATAAGCTTTGAAAATCTTTAATTAATAATGCTTCTTTACTGGTATCTTTATTTCCAATTTTAGTACGTTCTTTTGCAACAGAACCAGATTCTTGTTTATTATATTTTTTTGGGGCGGGATTCCATTTTGGTCCGCCAAAACGCGTATCTATTTTCTCTTGAAAACATTGATATTTTGTTAACATTTCTTGAATAAAAAGAGCCTTAGGGTGCTTTAAAGAAGTAGAAAAAGGATATTTTAAAATATCTTGAAAAGAAATACATACAGATGTTTCCATATAAAGAAGTATGGATTATCCTAATAAAGTAAATTACTTTTATATGGATTACATAACTTGGATTCCCCCTATTTTTCAAGAAAGCCTTTTTAAAAAACTAGAATTAATCTATGAAGACTATTCTGTTTATAGAACAATTATTGTATGTAAAAATATATATGTGATAAATAAATTATATGAAGTATTAAGCCAACATAATATAGCTACATTAAAATTACAAACTATTTGGGATTTACAAAATTTATCTAATAGTAATTATCGTATTATGTTAATACACTTTAACCAAATGTATCATTACCCTGAATTATTACAGAAATATGCTTTTGAAAATGATTATTTATGGATAATGCATGATTTAAATAGTCTACAGGAACAATGTTGTTTACATTATATGAAACAGATAGATTATCTAAATTATTATATTTATTTAGATTAGAATGAACTCTAAGCTACAAAAAAGTATGTTAGTATTTTTAGTGTTAGTTATATTTGCTAGCATTGTTTACGTATTCTTAAAACGTTATGAAGGTTTTGAATCTCAAACCGTTATTAGCTATTACTATCTAGATGGTTGTGGATGGTGTAAAAAATTCAACCCAGAATGGGAGAAATTTGAAAAAATGGTTAAGGATGAAAAAGTCCCCATTGTTGTTCGTAAAGTAAATGCCGAAGATAATAAGGCAGAGATTGAAAAAGAAAAAATTAGCGGCTTCCCTCATGTCCATATGATGAAAGATGGCAAACGTACAGATTTTGAATTTAATCGCACTTCCGAAGAGCTCATGAAATTTGTAAAGGAGAATCTTTAGATTTATTTTTTAAATATTGATACATTAAATTATAACCATAATAAACTGCTTCCTCATACTGTTCTGTTGTAATGGTAATTGAAATGACCTCATCTAAATATTCTATTGGAATAAAAGATAATGGATTTTTGTTAAAATGAAGAATATCTATATTTGGTAAGGCTTCATATATTTTAGTATAAATATCAGATGCATTACTAAATACAACAGCTGTTATTACTTGGGTAAAAAAAGATAATGGTTTTAACAATTCTTGTGCTGAAATATTATTCATCATACTTAAATATAATCCTAATACTTTATCAGTTGATGTATAAGTTAAACATTCAATCGGGAAAGAATTTTTTACACCACCATCTATATAATATTCATTTTCTATAATAACTGGTTTAAATATAAATGGTATAGCCATAGATGCTAAAATTGCTGTAAATAAATTTATATTTGGTGTTTCAATATTTGAAAATACCTTTAATGATAAAGAACTTAATTGCATACTTGTAATATAAATATTTTTGCCTGTTATTTTTGAAAATTCTTGAAATGTTATAGATGTGATTTCACGCTGATATTTCTCTTTAAAAGCATCTATTAAGATTAATTCATATTTTGATATATCATATAGACCCTTATTATCATACAAACTCCATATATTATCTAAATCATACTTAATATATTTTGGATTATGAATAAATAATAATATAAATTTTTCTAACTCTTCTACACTAAAATCTAATGCAAATAGATATGCTACAAGTGACCCAATCGAACAACCAACTAAATGGCGTACTTTATCCAATAAATTATACTGTTTTAAATATCTATATACTCCAATATAAACAAGCCCCTGCATTCCTCCTCCACTAAAAACTATATGTGTATAAGGCTCTGCATTCATTTTAGTATATTAATAATCCTTTCTTTAGATTAGGATTTATCATACAGAATGGCACCACCGTATATTAGTTTAAATGAATTATATCAAATGCAGAAAAAAAAACAGAATTCGAAAAAAATAATATTTGATAAAGTTCTTGAATTATGTCATC